CCCCTTCTCGAAAGCGTCGCGCTCCACCTTGTCCATGAGGCTGCCCAGCTTCGTGTTCACCAGCAGCGCGCGCCACATATTGCCGTCCACCGCGGTGCGCTGCTTGGCCATGAATTCGTCCTCGTCGCGCTGGCGGGTTTCCATGTGGACGAAGCGCAGCGCCTCCCAATGCAGCCCGGTGATCGACGGCAGCCCGACGCAGGCGCGCCGGTGCGCCTCGACGGCTGCCACCATGGTGCGGAACCCCTGCTGGTAGAGATCGAGTGCGCGGGCGCGGTGCCCGATCAGTTCCTCGATGCTGTCCTTGCGCACCAGGTCGGTCATGGCGTCGTGCTCCCCTTCCCGCGCTGCTGAGCGGCCCACTCCACCGCCTGCTCCTGGCGCATGCCGGGCACCAACGGAACCGATGCGCGAGCCGCCGCCATGAAGGCGTCCAGGAACGCCTCTGGCGCACCGCTGTCGTGCGCCGCGCATGCCGCCTGGCACACGAGCGTGGCGAAGATGGTCCGCCCGCTGAACCCGGTCGAGATCAGCGACGCGTAGAGTCGCAGCCCCATGTCCGATGCGCCGCCGGGAGGCGCATCAATGTCGCCGCGCCGGTTCATGCCGCGCCCCCCCTGGGCAGCAACGCCTGTGCTCCGGCCAGCGCCGCGGCGAGGGCTGACTGGGCAACCGGCCCATCCTTCGCCGCCTCGGCCTCGAGGATGTGCATGCCGCTGGCGATCGACGCCTCCACCTCGTCGCGGGTCGCGGCGCGCGCCTGCGCCCACCACGCCACCTCCTCGGGCGGGCCCATGTCGAACAGGATCCCGCCCGGCACCTCGGCGATCCGATAGGTGCGGGTCACGTAGAGCGCCGAGACGCCGGGGTTCCGAAGGATCGGGATGCCGGCGATGGAGCGGTTTTCCGGCAGCCCGGCCTCCCGCCGCCGGCGATCGGGGTTGGTCAGGAAGGGGCACGCCTGCAGCGCATATTCGGCGCAATCGCGGTGCATCGGCGGTTCGCTCGACACCCGGTTCACGACGCACATCGGGCCGACCACGAAGCACATCATTCGACCCATCGGCTGGCCGCAGAGCCAGCACAGCCGGTGCTTTACCGCGGGCGCGATCTTGTGCGCGTCCACCACGCGGAAGTCGTAACGCGCGCCTTCCCACGCCACGAACCACGGGATGGGCAGGCCGGCGGGCGTCCTGGGCAAGCGCAAGAGGCGTCCGGGGATCTCCGGTGCGACCATTTTGCTGGCGTCGGCAATATGGTCGGTCATTGGCCGGGTTCCTTCCTGTTGGCAGCCAGATCACAAACCGCGTCTCGCAGCATTGCCCGCCAGAGCGTGTCCTGCATGTCGGGCGGCATGTTCGAGATCGGCATCCCCCGCGACGCGACGATGGCTTGATTCGGGCCGTCTGCGATCACCAGGATGATTTCGCCCTCCCGGACAGGACCAACCAGCTGCGCGCGGTCCTGCATGTCCCGCGCGTTCTTGATGATGCGCAGTCCGCACTCCTCCAGCCGGCGAGACAGCCGCAGCGCGATCGTCCGCCAGTCCTTCAATTGCACCAGTTCGGGGGCGTCGCCGACGCACTCGGCCAGCAGCGCTTCGAGCGTACTCGTGACCGGGATGATTGCACGCTTGCTCATCGCCACACCCTCCACCCGAAGATGGCAGAGAACACCTCCTGCGGCCCAAACGTGGACCAGATTCCGATGTTGCCGCTCCCCTTCATGTCCCAGATCGCACAGTCATGGTCGCCGACCCGGAACTTCCACTCCTGGTCGGTTTTCCCGATGCACGTGTCGTATTGCGGCGCGAACCCCAGCCGCTGGGTGATCTCGCCCTCGCCGATGTGGGTCAGCGTGCCCGTGCGGTGGGAGGCAATGGGCGTGTCGGGATCAAGCGGGATGATATGCACTCGGCTCGCCGTGGTGGTCATTTCGTGGCACTCCATTGGGTGAAGGAAATCAAAACTCACGTCCCATCTGCGCGCAGAGAAGGTCGTGCTGGTCGAATGCGCGGTGCTGGCGTGCCGGCGGCATGGCCCGCACGAAGTCCCGCACGGTGCGGCAGAGCGCGCGGGCCAGGGGCAGGCTGTTGGTCTGCAGCTCGTCGGTGCCGAGCAGCCCGTGGACCTCGACGCCGTAGCCGACCTGGCGGCAGCCCACCACGCGCACCAGGCGCGCCAGGGTGGCCGCTGGCAGGGGTTTGGGGGTGCGGCGCGCCATCTACGCGCTCTCCCGGCTGGACGCCGCCGTGGGCGCCCTGCGGGGCGGCGTGGGCGGCCGGCCGGGCAGCGGCTTGGGCGGCGGCGGCCGGAAGGCAGCGAGCAGCAGTGCGGGGCGGTCCCGGCGCATGGCGCGACGCAGCCAGTCCATGGCTTCGGCGACGTCGGGCGAGTTCGTGATGGTGGTGCTCATGGGGATGGTCCTTTGCGGGGGCGGCACCATTGCCGCCCCTGTGCGAGTTCAGTCTCAGGCTTCGACCACCTCGCGATCGTCGACCGCATCGACCTCGTCGGCGGCGGTGCCGGTCGCCATCTCGGTGGCGATGCCCAGGGCGCGGCGCTTCAGGGCGTCGCCAGGTCCGAACCAGGCGCTGTCCAGCCGGCGGTCCTGGGTCTTGGTCTTCTTCTCGTGGTCGACGTGCTGCGTCACCGCGTTGAGCCAGCCCCAGGCGGTGCCGCTGGCCCCGCGCATGTCCGCGCCGATCAGCCCGATGCCGGCAGCCAGATCCCGCACCGTCTGCACGTTGCGCGCGCGGGCCGCCTTCTCGCGCTCCGCGGCGGTCATCTTGTCGAGGTCGGGGTTGAAGAGGCGCAACGTGGCGTCCGCGGCGTCCAGGGTGGTGATGGGCTTCGCCGCCAGCCGGCGCAGCATGTCCATGGCGCCGGCGAAGCCGCCCACCAGGGTCTCGCGCTTCAGTCCCAGTTCGGCCTTCGCCGTCTCGGGGTTGAAGGTGGTGCTGTGCGGCAGGCTGTAGCCCGGCTTGCCGTTGATGGCGACGCTGAGGGTGTTGTTGCAGACCACCCGGATGGTGGTGAAGCGCGCGCTGGTCGCCAGCGTGCCGTCGGCGCTGGTGCTAAGCAGCAGGTAGCCGCCGACCTTGTCCTCGGGGTCGATCATGGCCACGTCGCCCGTGACCCGCGCCAGCGCCCAGAAGCGCCGTCCCTGGAAGAGGCACCCCGCCGTCTCCAGCGTGAACCCCATGCCACTGGTGAGGTCGCGGAAGAATTCGAGCACCTCCTTCGGCTGGACGGTGCAGTAGCTGCTGCTCACCACCCCGAGCGGCATCTTCGTGTCGGAGCGGAAGAGGACGTGCTTGTCGTTCCAGATGCGCTCGCCCTCGCCGTCCTGCTCGATGGCGAAGCGCACCTTGCTGCGGAGCACCTCCCACTCCATCCCGGCCGCGTGCTGCCAGGTCTCGATGGTGGCACCCTCCTGCAGTCGCTGGCCGAGGCCATGCCAGGGGGTCTGGCCGATATACGCCATGGCGGCGCGGCCGGTGGTGGTGTCGATCTCATGGGCCATGTGGGGCATCCCGGTATTTGCTCGGCACAATCGCCGGTGCGAGACAGACCATGGCATGGTGGACGCGCGAAGTCGACGGGTTTTATAGGTATCCGGTCGTTTTTCTGACGGAGAGAACATGCCCCCCAGCAGTCGCGCCGCCGCCGCACCCGAACCGCTGGCGATCGTGTCGGTCCCGATCGCAGAGCTGGCGCCATATGCCGGCAACGCGCGCATGCACTCCGACGATCAGGTGGCGCAGATAGCCGCATCGATCAACGAATTCGGCTTCAACGTGCCGGTGCTGGTCGACGCCAAGGGGTCCATCGTCGCCGGCCACGGCCGCGTGCTGGCGGCGCAGCGGCTGGCCATGGACCACGTGCCGGTCATCCGCCTCGGGCACCTCACGCCGGCCCAGGTGCGCGCGTTCCGGCTGGCCGACAACCAGATCGCGCTGAACAGCACCTGGGACGACAGCATCCTGGCCGCCGAGCTGCGCGCGCTGGCCGCGGAGGGGTTCAACCTGGACCTGGTCGGGTTCGACGACAGCGCGCTGCAGGAGCTGCTCGCGCCGTCCAGCCCGCGGGGAACCACGGATCCCGATGCCGACGCGCCCGAGCCGCCGGCCGTGCCGGTCTCGCGCCTGGGCGATACCTGGCTCCTCGGCGATCACCGGCTGCGGTGCGGCGACAGCACCAGCCAGGCCGACGTCGCCGCCCTGCTGGGCCCGGCGCGGCCGCACCTCATGGTCACCGACCCGCCCTACGGGGTCGAATACGATGCCGGCTGGCGCAACAAGGCGATGCGCGCCAGCGGGCGGGCGATTGGCGGCCGCGCCACCGGGGCGGTGCTGAACGATGATCAGGCCGACTGGACCGCGGCCTGGGCACTTTTCCCCGGGGACGTCGCCTATGTCTGGCATTCCGACATGCATGCCGGGGGCGTGGTGAACGGTCTGGAGGCCGTAGGATTCGTGGTGCGCGCCCAGATCATCTGGGCCAAGACCCAGATGGTGGTGGGCCGGGGGCACTACCATTTCCAGCATGAGCCGTGCTGGTACGCGGTGCGCAAGGGGGGCACCGGCCACTGGCGCGGCGATCGCAAGCAGACGACGCTCTGGGAGATCGATCGCCCGCGCAAATCCGAAACCGGCCACTCCACCCAGAAGCCGATCGAGTGCATGCAGCGCCCGATCGAGAACAACAGCCGGGTCGGCGACCTGGTGTACGAGCCGTTCAGCGGCAGCGGCACCACGATCATCGCCGGGCAGATCACCAGGCGGCGCGTGCTGGCGATGGAGCTGAACCCGGGCTACGTCGACGTCGCGGTGCGCCGCTGGCAGGCATACACCGGGCTGCAGGCCGTACTCGAGGATGGCGGGGGCACTCTGGACGCAGTTGCGGCCGCCAGGGGGATCCCGGCGGCCGCATGAAGTCGGGGGGAAGGGGGTTCTAAGCCTCCGCGGCGATCGCCGCCGCCATGGTGTAGCCGGTGAGGTAGGGCAGCCCCACCGGCACGCCCAGGTCGCGGCTCTCGGCGCGCCCGGTCTTCCAGCCCATCCACTGGTCAACCGTGGCGCGGATCGCCGCCTCGTTTCCGGCGGCATCGTCGGTCATCCGGCCGGCGCACATGTCGGCGAAGTGCCGGCCATACCGGCTGTCGAGGAACGCGCGCACCTCGTCGAAGCTGCAGCCCGTGGCCTCGGCGATCATGGGCAGCGCCAGGGCCCAGGCGGCGCGCGGCTCGGCGTGGTGGGTGATGGTGCCGAAGAACCCCCAGGCTTCGTTCTGGCTCGGGGGGATGGCGGTGTCGGTGGTGGGCATGTCGCCGGCTCCTTCAACCGAGGTACACAATGCCGTCGTCGGCGCTTCCGAAGGCGCCGCTGTCCATTTCGGAGTCGGCGGGAGTGGCGTTCTTCGGCAATGCCTTCACCAGCCGCAGCGCCTCCTGCTTCGTGATTGCGACCCAGGCTTCGGAACACCCGAAGCGCACCTGGATCTGCACCTGCCGGCACCCCTTGATGGCGGCGCGCAGGTGCGAAACGCTGGTGATCTGAATGGCCATGTGGCCCTCCGTCGTTACGTCGGCACCATCGCCGCCCGTGACGCGACCATCGCTCTGGCCGCGCGCGGTGTCCAGTCGGTTTTTAAGGTGGAGATGTCGTTCTACGCCAGCCCCTTGTCCCGCGCCTCGTCCAGCCACGCGCCCAGCACCGCCCGCGCCAGATCCTGGTCGCCCAGGTCTTCCACATCCTGCCGCCGGTTCCCCTCGCCCCGGGCCACCTCGGCGATGCACCATGCGCGCTGGTGGCGCGTCATCGGGGCAGTCACCGAGCCGGCCAGGATCGCGCGCAGCACCCGCTCGTCTGGGCCGCACCGGCAATTCTCGTCTGCCCGGCTGAACATGCAGCACGGCGCCGACGGCCAGGGATCAGCCGGGCCCGCGCTCACGCCACCACCTCGCCAGGGCGCACGATGCGGAACCCGTTGTCGCGGATGTCCATCAGCATGCGCCCGAGCCAGTTCTGGCCCTCGCCGTCGACCATGCCCCAGACGGTATCGCCCCAGGTGTTGCCCTCCTGGATCTCGCGCCGGCCGGTCGAGCGCAGCAGCGCCAGCAACTTCGGATAGGTGGCAAACTTCAACTCCAGCGCTGTGCGCATCACGCCGAAGCGCACCCGCTCCCAGTCGCGGCGGTAGCGGTAGCCGGTGACCCGGCGCGCGCGCCCCAGCGCCTTGGCCGTGCCCGGCGTGGGCGCGGTGCGGATAGCCTCGCGGTGCTTTTTGTGGCGGGCCTTCGCCGCCTGGAAGGCGTGCTCGACGGTCTCGCACCGGCCGATGCCGGGCATGTCGATGGGGGCAATGTAGAAATTGTCGAGCGGCGCCCACTTGCCGGTGAAGATCCAGGTGATGGGCGGCGGGCGTCGGGTGCGTGCGGTGGCCATGAAAGCGTCCTCCTGATGCGTGGTGGGAGAAGCTAATCCGGGGGCTTAACCCGCCCCCGGATCCGGTAAAGCCGTCTGCGATCAGAACGCCTGCTCGGCCTCCGCCTTCGCGGCCTTCGTCGGCTTCTCGGCCGCCGGCAGCGCCTCGGGGGCATTCTCCTCGCCGATCCAATACCGGGTGGTGCCGGCCTCCTTGCGCGTCGCCACCGCCAGCCCGCGCTTGATCTTGAGGCTGCTGATGAAACCGCGCGTGCTGGTGTTGTTCCAGCCGGTCGCCTGCTCGACCTCGGCGGCAAGCGCGCCGCCCTTCCGGCTCAGCAGCGCGATCACCTGAGCCAGCTTGCTGCCCGGCTTGGGCACGCCCGGCTCGCCGGCCGCCTTCGGCGCCTTCGGCGCCTTCGCCGCCGGCAGAGCCAGCCGCATGCGGTTCACCGCCTCGGCCAGGGTCGGGCTGAACCCGCGGCCGCTTTCCACCTCGGCGTCCCACACCGCCAGCACCGCCGCCGCCGCGTCGCGCAAGCTCGCCTTCGTGCTGCCCTGCGCCGGCACCTCGGCCGCCGCCATGCTCGCCGCCAGCTCGGTGGCGGTCACCAGGGGCTGGTCAGCCGCCGGTGCCAGCCCCGCCGCGTCCAGGAACCCGGCATCGTCGAACGCCGCGGCCGGCTGGGCGGTTGTGTCGCTGGCGGCCGCCTGCCCCTCCCATTCGTCGATCCGCGCCTGCAGCGCCGCGCCGGTGAGGATCTGGCCGCCGGCCTGCAGCTCGTCGAGCCGCGCCTGCGCCAGCGCGGTGTCCTGCGCATCCTGTTCGGCTTCCTGCGGATCGACCGGCGCCTCGGGATCCGGCTGGCAGTACGCCGGCCACTCGCTCTGGTCGATCCCCAGCGCCTCGAACCCCGCCGCGGTCAGCCGGTAGCCCTGCGTCTCGCCGGTGTCCTCGTCGCGGAAATACCAGGGCTCGTCGTGGAAGCAGGGCTGCAGCTGCACCAGCCCCTTCACCTCCAGCTTCTTCGCCGCCTGGATCGCCATCGTCGCCGGGGTCTTCGGCGCCGGGCTGATGAACCCGCCCACCTGCTGCGCCCCGCGCTGCAGCGTCGCCGTCTGTGCCTCGCTCAACTTCGCCATCGTCGTCTCTCCTGATGAACCCCGGCACCATCGCCGGGGCCTCCTGACCGCCTAAGCCCCGCCGGCTTCCCGGTCGGGGCTGTCAGGGAATGGCGCCGGATCCTACCGGTCGATCATCTGCACCATCGTGCGCAGGTCGGCCTCCAGCCGCCCCAGCATCGCAACCGGGTGCTGCGCATCCGGGTCGCACACCCGCTCCTGCAGCACGGCCACCAGGCGCGCCACCCGCGTGGTCGCCAGCACCTGTTCACGATCAGCAGCAGAAAGAGCCTGGGCCATTGGGGAACCCTCCTATCCGCGTCGGCACAGTCGCCGTCCGCAGAACGACCATTGCGTCATTCCCGACGAAAGTCGACAGGTTTTTAAGGTCCAGCGCGATCTTTTTTCAGGACGGCAGCGCCCACCTCGCCACATTCCCGCCGCCGCAATGCAGGCACCCCGCACCGCACAATGGACGTGCAATCCACCCAGCACCCGCGCACGCCGAAGAAAGCACCCGCAAGAAAAACGACCACGCCGCCAGCCGCTTCACGTAGAAACGTCGACCTCGCCCAGCCCCGCGAAAGGTATGGTCAGGAACGCGGCGGCTTGCGTCGTTTTCTACCGACACGCACGCGAGCGCGCTTCTGGACGAGCCTTGCAGGCGCGGGCTACAGACTTACGAGCCGCTTGCGCATCGAGCGGTGCATGAATGGAGCATCTATGGGGCAGCCTCGCCGCACGAGGGCGAAGAAACGGGCGCCGAAGGCGAAGGCGTCGCCGGCACCGCGTCGCACCGGGCTGCTGGCGGATGCCGACGATATCAAGCCGCGCATCGGCCGGCCGGCGTTCAAGCCGACGGAGAAAGACCGCGCCTTCGTGAAGAAGATGAGCGCGCTGGGCGCGAGCCTCGAAGATATCGCCGGGGTGATCGGGTGCGAGCGGCACACCCTGACGAAGCACTTCCGGCAGGACATCGACGACGGGCGGATCGAAGCCACCGCAGCCGTGTCGGCCGCGCTGTTCGCCAAGGCGACGGCCAAGGGGCTGAACGGGGCCTCGGTGCGCGCCGCGGAGATCTGGCTGCGGCGCTACCCGGAGTGGCTGGAAGCCGAGCGGCCGCGCGATCGCGACGACGAGGCAGGCGACAATGAGATCGTGGTGACCGGCGGCCTGCCCGAGCCAGGCGCGAAGGAGATCCCGGCGGAGGGCGAAGAAGAGGGCGGCGCCTGATGCGGCCGCGCGCCCCTGTACCACGGAGCCGCCAGCTGTACGCCGTACACGCGCGCCCGCAGGGGAGCGTTTTGCGAAAGTATCCACAGGGCAAGCCCCGCGCAACCGCGCCGGCAGGCGCCGCCACAGGGGCGGCATAGGCCATGCCCACCGTGCGCCTGCCTACCCTGCACCCGGGCCAGGTGGCCGCGTTCAACGCCGGCTATCGGTTCATGGCGCTGCGCTGCGGCCGCCGGTGGGGAAAGACCAACTACGCGATCACCCGGGCCTGCGACGGCGCCACGAAAAAGTGGCCCGTCGGCTTCTTCGCGCCCGACTACAAGATCCTGGCCGAGACCTACGAGGAAATCCGGGAGATTCTCGACCCGATCGTCACGCGCGCGAACAGCCAGAAGATGGTGATCCGCACGAAGGGCGGCGGGCGCGTCGACTTCTGGTCGCTGGACAACCCCCGCGCCGGCCGGTCGCGCAAGTACAAGCTCGCCCTGATCGACGAGGCAGCCTACACGCGCCCGAACATGATCGAGGTCTGGGAGAAGGCGATCCGGCCGACCCTGGTCGACCTGCGCGGCACCGCGATCGCGCTCAGCAACACCGCCGGGGCCGACCCGGACAACTTCCTGTATCAGATCTGCACCGAGCCACGGAAATACGGCTTCCGCGACTTCCACGCCCCCAGCGCCGCCAACCCCTACCTCCCGCGGCAGGAGCTGGCCGACCTGCAGCGCAAGAGCCACCCGCTGGTCTGGCGGCAGGAATACCTCGCCGAATTCGTCGACTGGAGCGGGCAGGCGTTTTTCGACGAGCAGAAGCTGCTGGAGCACGGCGCGCCAGTCGCCTACCCGCCCCACTGCGATTCCGTGTTCGCGGTGATCGACACCGCCGTGAAGGATGGCAAGCAGCACGACGGCACCGC